ACACTTCAAACGCACCATATAAGCCGCCTAGTGTTGAACTCACAATGGTAGCTGCTACCATGAGCTTGGCTGGAGTAAATTCATACCCGCCAATGCTGATCACAGTGTCTTTGCTGGCATACTTCTTTACAGCTTTTTCAGCTTCGTCAATTTTGGCATTGACATCTTTAATTTCTTCTGACATTTTGGTCTCCTTTATTTTTTGTATTGACTGTCCACCATGTCTTGGTGGATTCTATCACTGCGCACCAGCAGCAATCTTGCTGCAGGTGAGTCTATGTTGCGCTGCCCAGGATAGATATCAAATGGCTTGTATCCCACAGCGTCGGGTATGGTGCTGCGGCTGTATGTATCAAATCCTGCTACAAATCCCATTGCACCTAGTACCACGGATTGCAGTTCAACCTGTTGTTCCATGCTGCCTGCTGCGTCCATTTGTGCTGCCATTGCAGCAGGATTTTGTTTGGCCGCGGCTGTTGCTTTTTCACGGGCTGCTTCCATTCTGCGTTCGGCCAAGGCTTGCCGATTGGTTTTGGGCTGTTCTTTTGAACCGCTGCTGTTGGAGGTGCCGGAGGTGCTGCTGGTTGCATCAGCAGTGGCCTTGGTTTCTTTTTTGCTTTCTGCAGGTGCTGCTGCGGCCACGGGTGCAGGTGGTGGCACAAGTTGCACAGGGGCAGTGGCAGACTCTGCAGGCGATGCTGTGGCCATTGGTGCAGGTGCTGCTGGAGGTGCTGGTTCGGCTGCTGCCGGAGCGGTGTTTGCTATGGCCATGACTCCGACTGACACTGTTTCTTCTGCCTTGGGTTTTTCAATCACAATGTATTTCAAAGCATAAGCTTCACGATAGCCTGTACACTGCGAATTGTAGAGTGGATCCAGGCCGCACTGTTGATCAAAGTAGGCTTGAGCATATCCTGTACATCCTGAATCATACAGTGGACTGCCAGTGCATTGTTGTACATAATAGGCATCAGCATACCCAGGACACTGCGAATTGTAAAGTGTGTTCAAGCTGCACTGTTGGTCAAAATAGGCCTGTGCATATCCTGTACAGCCTGTGTGGTATAATGGGTTGGCCGAACACTGATAATTGTAGTAGGCAGTGGCATATCCTGGACAGGCAGTGCTGTACAAGGAATTGGCTGTGCATTGTTGGTTGAAATAGGCCTGAGTATAGCCTGGACACTGTGAGCTGTATAACGCATTGTTCGAGCACTGTTGATCAAAATAGGCCTGTGCATAGCCAGCACACTGTGAGTTGTATAGGGGATTAGCACCGCACTGTTGGTCAAAGTAGGCCTGTGCATAGCCCGAGCAGGTGGTTGAACTAAGTGGGTTGACCACGCACTCGTCTATGGTATAAGCAGCCTGGCTATACATACCAAAAATTGTAGAATTACCTGCAGTCGTAGCTGAGTATCCAATGTTGCCCAGTTCAGTGATTGATCGGGGATTGGCAAATCTGTATTGATAATCTCTACTGCGATTGCCGGTATTATTGCCAGTTTCGCTGTGAGTAACATCATACAACAGGCTATTGGTGTTGCTGCGAATTTTAAAGTTCACATCCACTCGCGGATTAAATGTCATGGTCCATGAGCAACTGCCGTCTTGATTGAACGCTGTACACTGAGAGTATGAGCTGCCCAGATTGTATTGATAGCCATAATTGAAACCGTGGATCACAACACCAGCGCCCACTGAACTCAGGGCCTGGTTGATGGCATAGGTCTGATTGATGCCTTGGCCGGCAGTGGTCCAGTGGTTGGGAAATGGCACCAGGTTGTCTGAAATAATTGTGTAGCCCGGGCATGAAGGCGAACTCTGAGGATTGGCCACACAAGGATCCGGCGGTGCCGAGGTATAGTTCACAGTCATCTCAACATCGCGCACCTGAGGGCCGTAATATCCACCCCAGTTACCGCTGTCGTTGGCCACAAACTGAATGCCCAGGGAACCACTATCTGCCAGGCTCACACTAGTGGGCAATCCCACTGTGCCAGAAAATCTAGTCCAGTCAAACTGTGTGTTGTAGTGTCGGTCATCTTGCGCTAGAAACTGATTGAACCGATTGGTCATGAATGTGGTGGCCACAATAGAGTCAGTTCCGGTTTGCACACCACGCACACCGTTCATGTTTCTCAAATCATAGCCCCAGTTGTACCCATTGATTTGTACACCAGAACCAGACAGTGCTTGATTGATGGCTATGACTCTATGCACTGCGGTCAGAGTGTAGGAGAAATGTATGGTGTTGGTTGCAGGATCATACAGAGGTTGTGGACCGCCCCAGCAACACTCATTGGCACCGGGATGAGTGCCGGTCACTACATTGTTCCAACTGCCTGTGAGTGGAGCACTGGTTCCTGTGGTCTGTGCTGACACAGTCAACCCTGAGATTGACACAGCCAATGCCACAAGCAGTTGACTGATCAGTTTCATTTGACCTCAGGAGTCTCAGACACAACAGCAGCAGGTGCTTTTTTGGGCGGTACGCCGTAGAAGCCAATGGCCTTTTTGTCATTTGCTAGCACACCGCGACTGTCCCATTCAGCCTTGGCCTGTACACCAATTTTGCCGTCTATGGGGCAAGGTGTTCCTGCTGCAATCATGGCAGCAAACACACGCTCGTCTTGGCACAAGGTGGCCACGGCTGCTACTTTCATGCCCATGTCAAACAAGTTCTTGCTGAGTTTGATGCGTTCGCAGTTCATGTCCCGCATGGTACCGCCCATGCTGAATCCAAAAATCTGTGTTTGCACAGCACCTGATGCTACCACAGCGCACACATCATTGTTGATGGTTGTGACTGCTGGTGCCACGGCCGTGGGTGGTGGCGACCGTAGAGTCTGAGTGCTGTCACTCACACTACGACTGTCACTGATGTTGGTATTGGTATTGTTGCTGGTGCTGGTACTACGACTGGTACTGTCAGTCACAATTGGGTCTGACTGTGCAAACGCAGAAACGGCAACAAACCCCAAAATTGCCGCCAGGTAATTTAATTTTTTCATTTCACTGGCCTTTATAATCGCAGCCAATCTTTGTTGGCTTGTTGATATTTATCGCACCAGTGTCCAATACAATTATGCTGTGTGTTTTTCTATAATGCCGTCCCATTGCGGCCCGGGATCATTTTCCATAAACACATTGATTCTGTTGCGTACATCATCGTAGAATGAATCTAATTCGCCATTCCAACTGCCGATCAAATGGTCCAGGGCCTGATGGCAGTAGTTCCAGTCGCGTTTGCGATAGTTTTCCAATAGACCATTGTGTAGATTTCGCTTGCTTTCTGTCAAATGCAATTCCAAAATAGGAATTGATTCAACCACACAGTAGGCCGTCACTTGTTTGTTTTCTGGCACCATGCGAATAGTGTCCAGTTCCAACACAGTGTATTTTTCCTGATATGTTTTCAGCTGATCTGGGTCAATAATAATGTTCATGTTGTAAATCCTTTTAAATATGTATCATGCAAATGACCTTTGATTTAATTTCCGACCTGCATTTGGATCCGCATGAGACCCTGGACTGGATGGGGCAAGCTACCAGTCCTATTTGTATAGTTGCCGGAGACATTTCCCGTGATGTAGAAGTGGTAAGAGAAACTCTTGAGCACTTGGGCAAATGCTATCAAGCAGTGTTTTATATAGATGGCAACAACGAACACAGATACAATTTAGATGTGATTGAACAAAGTTATTCCATACTGGAAGAAGCAATAACTGACATTCCAAATGTTGTGTTTTTACAAAACAACTGTGTGATCATCAATGGTGTTGCTATCATTGGCACCAATGGATGGTGGACCTGGGACTTTGATCGCAACATAGACGAACAACAGTGCAAGCTGTGGTGGACTGATGTGATGAAAACCAATTACGATACCACCGCAGAAATAGAGTCTTTTGCATTTGATGATGTTGCTTATCTAATCAACAGTGTTAAAAAACTACAAACACATTCAGATGTCAAACGCATTGTTGTGGTCACGCACACTGTGCCTGCCATGGATCTTATCAGTCACGATGTCAGCATAACCGACACCTACGAGTTCAACAAAATGGGTAATTCGCACATGTCGCTAGTGCTGGACGAAGACACTGAAAACAAAATAGACACATGGTGCTTTGGTCACTATCACAATTCAGTAGATCGCAACATCAACGGGGTACGCTATGTGAACAATTGCAAGGGCCGACAAGAAGACAGTGGCTGGACACCAACTTATTATCCCAAACGCATCAGCATAGATTTTTAAATTTTATTCAATGCACAACTGTTTCAGGTTCCAGCTTGATCTGCAATGGAAAATTATGATTGCGAGCATCCACAGTGACTTCGATGCCTTTTTGTTCAGCAATTTCGTAGGGCAATACTGCTACCACTGCGGATCCAGAATTATGGATATCTTCAGTGATGGCGACAGCAGTGTCTGCTGTGTATTCAAAGTGTGTGATTAAACTTTCAACTACAAAATCTACAGATGTCTTGGTGTCGTTCAAGTAGATGATCTTAAACATTGGTGGTTCACGCAGTTCTACTTTTGATTTGATTAATGTATTGATATCTGGTGATGTCATAGTGTGTCCTTTGTTGTAGTAGTGGCAGCACTGTGCTGCCACTGTACTTATGATTATTATATTACTTTTTGTAGTTGATTGCAATGGTCTTTGGCTTGGCTTCTTCAGGAATATCACGCTTTAGGTGTATGCTCAAGATGCCCAGTTCAAGATTTGCATTGACAATTTCCACATGATCAGCCAACTGAAATTCCCTGCGGAAATGTCTTTCACTGATGCCTTTGTGCAGATATTTTGCAGTAGAATCTTCATTGTCCACAGTTTCACGGCTGTGCTTACCTTCAATGACCAAAACTTTTTTGTCCTTGATCACTGAAAGATTGTCGTCGCCAAATCCGGCCACAGCCACAGCAATCATGTACTCATCTTCGTTGATTTGTACAATATCATAAGGTGGATAATTTGTGGTAGATTGTTGAGCACTCACACGCATGAGATCATCAAACATGTTGTCGAATCCGATGCCAAATTTGTGAATTGCAGGAATGTCGAAAGAGCGAAGGGTGAGAGTTTTTGTCATTTGTTTTCTCCTTTATTAAGCAAGATGACTTTTAAAATGTAGCCCCACCATGGGCACTACACGATTATTTATAACAGATATCTCAACATCTGTCAATAAATTTAAGAATTTTGTTGTTCTAATTTAAGAGGCGTTGTGACTTGTGTTTTGTCAATGGCAATTTTTAGCACATTGCGTGACTGATAATCTTTCAAGTTGTACATATGCGGCAACAACACACGCTCTAGTTCTGTATGCAGTCCACGAGCACCAGTTTTTGTGACCATTGTGCGTTCAGCAATTAGATCTAAACTGTCGGTATCAAAGTCCAATGCTACCCCATCTTGGTTAAACAACCATCTGTACTGACCAACCAGGTTGTTTTTTACTTCGGTAAGAATGGTAATAAGTTGTGGTTTGGTCAGCTCGTCCAGTTGTATAATGCTGGGAAATCTTCCCACAAACTCCGGTATCATTCCGTAGCGTACTAGATCGTCTGGAGTGATTGCTTCTGTTGTGGCGTTGTTTGGCACTGTTAACTTTGCACCAAATCCAATGGCAGTTCCGTGTGTGCGGGTTTTGATAACTTTGTCTAGCCCAACAAAAGCTCCACCACAGATAAACAGGATGTTGGTAGTGTCGATGTCAACTGTTTCACCTGTTGAGACCTTGCGACTATTTTGCTGGGCCACTTTGCACTTGGTACCTTCGATCAGTTTGAGCAGTGCTTGCTGCACACCCTCGCCGGATATGTCCCGTGTTACCGTGGCGCTTTCGCTTTTGCGGGCTATTTTGTCTACTTCGTCTAGGAATATAATACCGCGCTGTGTGCGTTCCACATCATTTCCACTGGCATGATATAACCGTGTGATCAAACTGTCAACATCATCACCCACATAACCTGCTTCGGTCAATGTGGTTGCATCTGCAATGACAAAAGGAACATCTAAATATTTGGCCACAGTACGGGCCATCAGTGTTTTGCCTGTGCCGGTTGGTCCTGTTATTAAGATATTGGCTTTTTGTATTTCTTGTTCTAGACCTGTATCACTGATGCGCTTGTAATGATTGGCCACAGCCACACTCAACACAATTTTAGCAGTTGGTTGACCAATCACATACTGATCAAGATATTTGTGTATTGCTCGTGGATCTAAAATTGATTCTTCTGTGACGTTTTTTGTTTTGGCCTGTTCTTTTATCAGTAGCCCGTGACAAAAATCAACACACTCGTTGCATATGCCTACATTGTGCCCCACAATCAGTTTGACGACTTGATCCTTGTGCTTGTCACAAAAACTGCAATGCGTGGGTGTTGATCTGATGGTCATTCTAGTTTCCAGTTAATCTTTGTTCAATCTGTTCTCTCTCGGCATCACTCAGCAGGTCTGGATCATACTCACCAGTGTCTATCTTGGAGATGAGATAATCAATGTATGCTTCGTCGTGTGCGTAACGGTCACTGAGAGCTTTGTCTACTTCTATCCAGCCAAGGCCATTGAACTTGTACAGCACACTTGGCAGTCGGTCTACACGCAGATAGCTGTCGCCTTTGTTGGGAGCAGTAGGAAACGCAATGCCAAATCCTGATTGTGTTTCATTGCCCAAATCAATATCTGGAACCAAGCTAGAATTGTATTCTGCTGCCAACCAAGGAAGTTGTGCCAGTTTTCCCATGTCAACTAGTCGTCGTTGAAATTTCAAAGTGTGGCCGGGGTGAGCTGCTTTCCATCGTCTGGCCGCGTCCTTTTCAACAGAATCCATCGAACTAAGTTCGACATCGTCATCCATTGGGTCGTCGCTGCTGATAATTGTTGTTGGTGGCTGCACTTCTGGCTCAACCACTGTTTCCGGTTGCACAAACAATTTGTAAGAACGGTACTCTGAGGGCAATGGCTGGGTAAAATCAAGTTCTAGTTGATCATCCCACAATGGGCCGTCTAGTACATCACACGCCTTGTTGGGGCAAAATAGCCCGATGCCCGGTGCATTTACTAAATCAGTGCCGCACTTGTGACAAGGGATAGTATCTTCTTCAATGATGTACTCTGTGGTCTGCGGTACAAAGTCATTGATGCTTGGATGTTTTGGCAGTGTAGTTGTTTCACCCGGTTTATACACCATTGGTGTAAGATTTTTAAAATGCACAAACGGCTGGTCCAGATAAGGGTGTTGCTGTGCTAGTGTTTTTTTAATCTGTTCAACCTGATGGCCGGTCAACGCGCCGTCGTCGGCTTCATACTTGGGCTCGGCCACTCTGCCGAGATCCTGCATTGTTTCTGTTAACTCTTGCTCAATCCTTTTGTGGGCGTCTTCATCCGTTTCTTCACGATTCCATTTTATACTTTGTTGAGCAGCAAGAATTAACATCAGCGCCAGAGGATCAAACACTGCAACAATAATAATAATCACCCATGTCACTGCTTTTTCCAACAAATTGGCGTCGGGATTATCACCATAGATAAATGCCGCAATGTATTTTATTGGTCCAACCTCGGCTTCAACTTTACGGACCTCAGCGGCAATAGGCGCACGGGCATCGTTAAGTTCCGCAATAGACTTTTGCGACTGCGATATTTCAGCTTGAAGGCGAGCACGTTCTTTCTGCTGGGCTCGACGCAGAGCCACAGCTTTGTCGGCACCCGTTTCTGATGTTGAGCGGCCCAGTACTTGGTCCACTCCTTCATCCATCTGTTTAAGTGCCTTACGGTTTGCTTCAATATTCTCTTTTTCGGTTTTGATTTTTTCATCATATATTGCAATCTTACTGGTAACATCGCCCGACACCAGACTTTGATCGCTGTGTGCCTTGCTCAAAAAGCCAAAAATGCCCATGCTGGTCAACAACATGAGGAATACCAGTGCTGGAACCAGATACAGTTTATAAGTTATACTGGCACGGTGCCAATTTAATTTCAACCAAATTGCGGCTGTGATTTTGCCTACTCCAAGTGCAACACCCATAATAACCACCGGCCAAAAAGCTGCGGAAAAAATAGAAGTCAGGCCTATAATGCTATAGAACTCTGCCACTGCACTGATGACCAGTGCAACAAATAATGTAAAGTATCCGAATATCATAATGTGTATTTATAGGGTTTAGTACCAGCGCTGATGAGCTTCAGCCACCCACTCTTTACCACCGCGATTCATAATTTCCCATTCAACACTGGCAGGGATTTTTACAATTTTTAAGTCGGCATACGGACCATTGGCTTTTTTCCCCAATCTTTTTACCACAGATACCAGCACAGGATCGTCTCTTTTCAAGTCAGTTGACAACCACTCATCTCCGTCGACCATCAGTTGCGGTCCCAGTCTTGTGGTTTCATCGCGACTTGTTCGATCCTGTTGGGTATAGTCAATCATGGCCAGTTTAAGATACAACAGGTCAGCATCATGACTCAGCCCAAACCCACCATGACATCTGTTAATGACTATTTCTCGTATGCCTTTGAGATGTCGAATCAGATCATCGTGGGATTGATCGTCGCTCATTAGTCAAATTTGTATTCGTAATTTACCGATGTTGAATTGACCTGTAGTACACCAGCGCCGTTGCTGAGATGAAATCGGCGTGCCATGTCGGTCATTGGACTCAGTGTGACAAATCTTTTGACATCGGGCATTGTGTTTCTGATCAATTCAGCCACACCCAACACAATTGTTCTACCTGAACCAGGCCGGTAACTCCACACAGTATAGAATATTGCATTGGTGCCTCGGGCGCTGTGTTCGTCTGTTGGCGTGGAATATTTTTCTAATTCACCTTCGTCAATGGGTATTTCGTTGCAGAATGCCACACATATCATTGCAGTAACTTCGTTGGTTTCATCATCTTCCAACACATAGACTTCGCGATTGGGTTCTACACGCCAAAAGGTCGGCAGATGAGGACGAACAGGGTCGTCTTTAATGAAATTCAAATAATAGTCTGTCCTTACATTTTTTATCACAATAAACCCTTGACATTTGTATGTTATGCATAGCGATTATAACAGTAGCAACCAGTGTTGTCAAGTTTTACTCAGGTTTATTTGCCAGTCCGCGCCATTCTTTGACAGGCTCGCCCCACTGCTTGCCATTCCACTCTACCATGGTAGGAAACGGCCACATAGGTGCTGCCTCAGTAATTGCTTGATAATTGCCTTTATGTACAGGCTTGACATCTGCTGTAAACCAGTCGGTAACAGCAGGTTCATCTGGATCTGGCATGGCGGCAATCAGCTGGTCCAACTCTGCCAGCAACTGTTGTTCAGTTTGAGCTTGAGTACCCGCAGCGTTACCTAGGAATACTTCACCAGTGTCTTCGTTGGTTAATTCCAACGGACCATGGTACCAATACTCAGTATCGTCATTGCTCCAGCCCAGAGCTTCCACGCCATCGTAGCCATCATCTTCCCAGGCTTGTTCAAACGCTGCCACATCCTCTTCAGTGGCGTCGCGGCCTGCGTCAATATCTAGCCAGCAACCGTCGGTCATTTCATAAAGTTCCCATGACTCGTCGTTGTCAATGCAACCAAGTTCATAGCCGTCTTCATTTGCAAGTTCTGAATCTGTAAGCGGACGCTCATCTGATTCTACTGTGAACGTGCCCCAGCGCCAGCCTTGTTCAACAACAATAGTTTTGCTGCCATTGTAGAAAAACATTGTCTCTACTGCTGATTTTTTGTACTGTGGTGATAGTTTCCAGGTGGCCATGTTGTTGTCCTTAAACGTCTAGGTCCATTTCGCCGGCTTCTTTCACAAGAATCAGTACCTCATCTAGTGTGTTGCACAGGATCTTGGCAGTAACATAGTCGCCTTTTTTGTTGCGACCGCCTGCTTCTATCATGAAGCCGTTGTCGTAACGATACACAGTGTATGATTCATTTATCTTGGTCAGCTTGTCGCTGATTTTTGATACTGTTGCTTTAGTTGCCATTTTTTCTCTCCTTAGTAAGTTCACATGTTAACATAAATTTCTCCCATGCGTCAACCACTGCGGGATGACTCATCAGTTTGTCAGCTTCGGCCTGCATGGCCTTGACACCTGCTTCGGCCAAATCTCTGGCACTGGCATGCTGTAATGTACACAATTCATCACCAAACTCCTTGGCTAATTTTTGCCAGGCCTTGAGTTGACCCGGAGTGATGGGAGTTTTTTGTGGCCGCATTTCACTGGCCTTGTGTAGGGCCTGACAGATGGCATCTTCAGCCAGCCGTCCAGCGGCAATCATGGCCGCATGGTTAGGTTCCACATTAAACCTACGGGATTGTCCCCCGGGGTATACGCAGACAAGGTGACTACCTCGATGGAAACTATCCAAAAGATTGCTATCATACTCAGCCACAGGCCGATACCGCCGTCCAATTTTTTCATAATACACCTTTTTCTTTGATAATCTCGATCCAACTTTGTGTTGGTTAATCCGGCCAGCATCTGAAACCGATCCCATGCGTCTTTTACTGCGGGGCGTGATTCCAGTTCAGAATCAGGCAGCACTGCTTCCAACCAAAATTCACCACGCCGACTCGGATTTGCGCCAAATTTGCGTGGCTGGTGCAGCTTGCCCAACTTCCATAAGCCTACGCTCACACTACGGAAAAGATCTTCGTCAGTTTGACCAGCCCACTCTGGAGCACTACGACTAAAGCCCGTAATAGAATCAAATCTAGGCGAGCCGCCGCCGTAGGCCGACCACATGTTTGCCCATTGCTCGTCGTCATTGGGATCAAAATCTGTACGAGCAATGATAACCAGCACATCGTCAATGTCCACACGACCTTCCGCAATGTCTCGAACACATCGGCTGTAACTGAGTCCAATTTTCATTTAGCCACCAAAATGTTTGATCACAGCATCCAAGTGATGGATCATGATTGTGTTTCCGCTTACATCTTCAGGATGCAGGTATTCGCCTTTTTTGAAGTCGGCCAGTTCTTTTTTGAGATACTTGCGCTGTTCTTTCAGTGTGAGCACTGTGATGCGGTCTGCTGTTTCAAAATCAATTTCAAGTTTCTTGTTCATATGTTATTCCAAGTGCTTAATCGTTGTACAACTGACCAAATCTTTCTGGGTTCGCGTCGCGGAGTTGAATGGCCTCGGTCAAGGCCTGCACCACCAATTCGTTGAATGTGATATCACGCTCGTGTGCCAGTTTCATGTACTTCAACAGATCTTCATCTGAAAAGTCAACTGTAATCTGTACTCGTGTGTCATAATCCTCACCGGCGCGAATGGCCAGGCACTTTTGAATAAAGTCGTCTGCCACTTCCAAATCCACATAGTCAACATTGTCCCAGGCTTGATTAGCCGGCACATTTCTAGACTTGGCTTCGTTATGATACTGCTCTGCATAGTCTGGATTGATCATTCGGTAAGCACGATTGTTGGTGTAGTCGTATGCCGACACTTGATGCGCTGTTTGTGCAGATTCAGTACTGAACACAATGCTGAAACTGTATCCGCCTTCGCCTTGAACACCGTTCCACGAATCTAGTGTATAAGCATCGGGACCGTAGCATGACCAGCCGTATGCACTGCCTTCGGTGATCTTATAGTCGACCAATTCCATCCATTCTTTCATTGAAATCATTTGAACATCCTAGCATCTAAAATTATTGCAGCGCCCAAGACTAACCATAATATCCCAGGCCAAACACTGCCACCGGCAATTGCGGCAATGCCAGCTCCTAAGTTAACACCACCGACAGTGTATCCAATCGTCTTACGGTGCCGACCAAACCATTCCATAAATTTTTCCATTTTCAATTCCTTGTTAGATTAATTTTTTGTTTGTTTGCCAAAAAATATAAAAATTGCTGCCAACCCCAGGGCCAGCGGCAGGTTAACAAATGCCAAGATCAATACCAGTAGCCAATGCATTACAGTTTCTCCCCGGCTTCAAATCCACGGAACCGAACATGCCTAGGGAATCTCAAACTGTATGATCCGTCTTGATTTTGAGTAACTGCATCAGCTTGGATTTCGCCAATGACACCAAGTAACTGATCCCGGGCAGCCCAAAACTCATCACGATCATTATCACTATAGCCAGTACCAACATTAACCCGAATATTTCGTTCATTATCAACTCCTTCGTAAATTATAGCACCCAACCGGCCTGCATTGCGACCAGTTCCTTCTTCAAAACCCACAATGGTCAAATCCACTGTGATGGTGGGTTTCCATTTCATCCAGTGATCACTGCGTTTGCATTCGTACGGAGCATCGAGATTTTTAATCATGATGCCTTCATATCCTTGCTCAACTGACGCTTCAGCAAACCTGCGCATAACATCATGTCCTTCCGCAGTGTCCAGGTTCACATCCATACCCGGCATGATACGCAAACAATCGGTTTCGTCCAACACCGTTTTTGCACTTTCTAGCCATGCTATACGTTTGTGCTGTTGCAAGTTGCAATGGCCTTCTTTGAGTGCATCCAATGGAATGATATCAAAAATGTGATAAACCATACCAGTTGTTTTGGCATTGCTTTTGCGTTGTGCCTGTTTCATCAAGGCTTGGAAATTCTCACCTACAATTTCACCATCCAACACAAAGTGTCCACCTGTGCCTCGACCGTGTTGGAATGCCCGACGGTTGTCCAAGATAGCCTCAGCAATCTGCGGAAAGTTTTCAAACTCCTTGCCATTGCGGCTGTACAACACACAGCTATTGCCCGACACCACTGCAATCACACGCACACCGTCCAATTTGACTTCCAGGCGTTTGATGCCCTTCATCTTCTTGGGGTGGTCGGTGGAGTCCTGTGCCAGCTGACAAGTAAAGGTAGGGATCTTCCATTCTGTTCGGCCCACAACTTTGTTGATGGTCTTTTCACTGATGCCGCATCGCAGGTCTTTGATCAGCACTCGACGACACAACATGTTCCATTCGGCACTGTCAAACTCTTGGCTCACGGCCGCAATACGATCACGAGCTTCGTGTCCGGTCAAGCTACGAGTGCGCAGTGCTTCACACAAGGCCCAGAACACAGGCCAGTTGTTGGGTTGGTTCTCAAGTCCAGTAGTCTCGGGTATTTGTTTGACGCCGAACACATAGAAAGGGTTGTAGGCCTGATAGCAGTTGAACAAAAAGCATTGAGCACTGGCGCTGCCAAGTTGTGAGGCCACATAGGCTTTTTCGATCACAGATTCTTTGTGTAATCTACTGTCGCTGCTTTCAAGATCTCGAATCCAGTCTGCTGCCAACTTGATCCCTTCAAATTCTTTTGTGCTAAAATCTATTTTGTTCATGTTATTTACTGTTGCGTTGCTGATGTTTATACTCTCGTTTAAGCCAATATTTGTATCGGTTAAAATACTCTTGTTGGCTGACAACAGGCTCTCGATGGGCCTGATGTTCTTCGCGATTTTCCATCCACATCTGTGTTAACCACAGACGAAAAGTTGATTGTTTCATTTGCAAGCACAGTCAATTATACTGTTTCCAACATGGCAGCCGGAACATTGTATCGAACACCAACATCGGTGTCGACCAGAATATTCTTCAGCTTGACCTTGTTGACTGTTCCGGTATAGGTCACACCAGTTTTACGATTGTGAAACTTGACGCGAGTACCAATCACAAAGGATCCAGTGTTGCGGCGAGTGAGTTGACTACGAGCAAATCGCACTGCGTCTACAATGCTGGTCAGCTGATCGTTGGTAAATGGGCCTTGAATGATGGCAGTGTTGATTTCTTGGATATTCATAACATACTCCTTAGTCAATTTGAATGTCGGCAATTTGGCCGTTGCGAAAAATAAAATACTCGTTGATCGCGCCATGGTAAGCCCAGATGCAATCGTTGCCTTTGGTCAAGGTGTAACACTTGATGCCACGCTTTCGATAGTGCTCCTGCACCAGCATGACTTCAAACAGATTAAGATCAGGATGGATTGATATCATGCTGCCGCCAGTACCGCCATCAAACTGTTGTTGATCATGTCCATCTCGTCGCGTTCCACATAGAAGTCTGTGGTTGGATCATAGTACTGACCTTGTTTGACATCATAGTAGAGCACACGACCCGAGAAGTTGAACGGACCTTCAAGTCCCGCCCGTGGACCGTATTTGACACGCATCAGGTCTGTCTCGAATTTGTCTGCCAGTACCTTGTAGCCCATAATCAACTCCTTTTGTGTCTGTGTATGTATATTATAGCAGAATGGCAATTTTGGGTCAACCAAAATTAGGCAAACAATTCTCCGTACATTTCTTCGTACACTGCATCAAAGTCTTCGCGGATCCATTCGATGGCATATCCGCGCTGGGCATAGTCATCGGCCATGACCTGCAGGTAGTGCAGGGCCTGTGTGGCGCTCATATCGCGATCAGCCATCAGGCTTAGATTACTGCAATGAGCAAAATTGTTGCTGTCTCTGTGGGCACTAACTTGGACAAATTGCTTGATCATCTCTGGCTCCTGTTTGCTGTTTATGCATTAATTATAGCAGAATGGCAATTTTGAGTCAACCAAATGCTTTTACCAGCCCAGAAAAGCCAATGGCTACACTTACAAGATTCACAAACATTTGTGGTTTATTTGCAACACGAATAGTCCATGCTAGAAACAGTATTGTTCCCACAAAGAATGTAAGTATATTGTAGGGGTAAGCCTCCGGGCCCATGGCGTTCAGGCTATGCCCGGCCACTATGAATACAGCGCCGGCCCACTGCAAAATTTCGTTAACATCTAATTTCATAACTGTATTATAGCAGAATGGCGATTTTGGGTCAACCGTTTTATGCCACAAAAAAACCCCTGATTTTGGGGTAATTTTTGTTGTTTTTTAGCAACAGATTAGTAAACTACATTGGCCCGGGCAGCGCTTTCGCTCACTATGGACGGTATCAAATTTGCCTGTGGTGGTATTTGATCTGGATCAGCAGGCACAACATTGGATGCGGTTCCTACGCCTGAACTGTTTAGTCCTAACTTGCTGCGTCCTTCTCTCAAGGTGGCCACTATTGCTTGTCCGCCTGCTGTGGCCACATTGGCAACATCTTCGAGATATTGCGCAGTGCCACCTACTTTGGTATCAACGCCGTAGCTGGGCAAAGAGAATATAAAACTTTGAGTGGAGGTTTGACTGGCCACAACATTTGCAACATCTATTGCGGCTGCTGTTTGGAAAGAGACTTCTGACGTTATCTGTGAACTGATTGCTGAGAAGTATGTGTTGAGTTCTGTGGTCTGTGTAGGGTTGGCCGTGATAATATTTCCAATTTCAGTTTGTGCTTGCCCAATCAAGGTCAGTATTGTGGCGTCCGATGCCACATTCCCCAACATGTTGTTGTAAATGGTAATTAGATTGGTCAGCTGACCAGCAGCATACAGTGAATTGATAACTGTGACAGAATTGTTTAAACTGTCAATGATGTTGGTGCCCACTGCTGTGCCAAGAATATCTGTTATCAGTATTGTGCCGTTGTCGCCAGAACCCGTGGCATAGGTGTTGGCATAGTAATCTAAATCTGTTTGCGGAACAGCCTGAGTCTGTGCAGTGATATCTGGCAAGTCAGTGTTTGTTTCCACTGCCAAGAATGCATCTGACAACTGTGGCAATGTCATTCTGCTGATGTTGGTAATTTGCAATAGAGCATTGGCAAGCGCTTTGTTAGCCAAAGCCAGGCCAGGCTCAGTTATGATGGACAAGCGCTCAAGACTTATACCAAACGGTGGCAGTGTAGTTTCCAAATTAGAATTCACTGTGTAAAATACACCTGAGCTGGTGTTGTTGGTGGTGGGAATCGTGGAACTTTGTCGCACTGCACATGCCAATGGGCGTTCAACTACTCGTGCTGCGGCTTCTTGATCTAAAGTGCTGTAGGGTGGCACAGGTTCGGGTGTTATATAGATGCCACGAAGACCATCAGCAGTGGCTGTTGTCAATGACGCATAACTGTTGGGCAGCATTATGGCTGGGTTTAATAAATCTGCCAATGAATTGATGTTGGGTGTCCATATGCCAAGTGTTTGCAGTATCTGTTCTAGCGTAGAGCCTGTTATGGCTGTCAGTGCCAAGTACATGATTTTTTGCACATCGTCAGTGACAATTAAATCATTGTTGCTTAGGTTCAATATGATATTTTCATTTATGCCGGCATCAGACAATGCGCCAATCAGCGGAGTTATTGTGCCCGATCGTAATGAGATTTGTTGTATCAAGGCCAAGGGTGATCCCAGGTTGGCCAAGTTACCTAAATTTATCCAATAGCCGGCATTGAACAAATCATCGCCCATGGCCTGAGTTGCCAAATTTACATCTGTCAATCCACCGGTGGTCAGACTATTCATGTTGGTGAATGTGTCTGCCAGATAAGTGTTGGCGTTTACAGCACTGTTGATAAAGATATTTGTAGTGTCTGCATACGCTGCTGCGGTGTTGAATATCTGTGTAAACTTGCTGACATTGTTGTTGCCCAAATACTCATCAGCAGTCAATGTAATGATGCCGGTCATGCCTGGATCAACAATGGTAGACGACACCGACGACACAGTTCCGGTCACTATGGAATCCGCCAATGCAGGACAACTATTGCCAATGTTGCCTGCAAATGTCTGTAGCGCTGTTTGTGTACTGCCGGGCAAAGAACCAGAATTACCAATGGTTGCAATCAAATTTGCCAACAACGGCAACGAGGTATAATTGGTGATTGCTGTTGTCAGTGTAGAAGGAATGTCAATTCCTGTATTTTGCAGCAGAGCAGCACCTGCTTGCAATTGCAATGGTGTTAGTATTGCTGCCATTATGCAGCCCTTACATTGGAGCTACCACCTGATCGTGGATGACCGCAGGTGTCGGTATCTCCAGTTCGGATCACTGGCTTGCCGCCGGCTCGCACTGTGGCGCTGCCACCTTTGACTGTGGCAGAAGCATGTGGAGGATGCGGTTTTCCCCACGGAGCATGCCCAGTGACACCGTTGCCCGCGACAACAATAGGACTGCCATTCACTCGTACAGAAGCCACGCCACCGGTGGCTTGACCGCCTGCTGAATTTGAATCGCCTACTCGCTGTACTGCTGGCATGTTATCCTAGTATAAGTTTTTTCTCCGGCACCCGGATGCCAGTGGTTGCTTCAATGTACTTCATTTTGACTTCTTCGTCAGTGAGTGCATAGATTGCAACATTGTTAATATTTAGTGTGACAGAACCCTTTCGTTCTGCGGTAAACACGCTGGGTACAAGACCAAGTCCTTGTGGGCCCGGTGCCACACTGACTGGCTCGCTCACTGTGATAAAATTGTATTCAATCAGTTCTACTCTTGCAATCAGTTCTTCTCCTGAATTGAGTTTAAATGTGCAAACCTGTCCCATTGTTTTTTCAATATTCATTCTGTTAGTTTCTTTCTAAGTTCTGTAAATCCGCCCACCAGTTCTTGGTCCAAGAAGATTTGTGGCAGTGTTCGAGCTGTTGGTACAGCTTCTAATAGTTGTTCTCGGGTCCAGGTGCCTTGTGTAATATTGCGTTCTTCGTAATCTATGCCGCGGCTTTCTAACATCGCCTTGGCTTGAACACAGTAAGGGCACGAGTCTTTTGACCATATAATTGCTTTCATTTATTTTCCTTCTTTTGATTTGTTGTATGTTTTGGCAAAGATGTCTGCTTTCACAACACCGTAGTCACCAGGACCATGTTTCACAATGTAGTCATTGCCCTTGGTATAATTTAAATCTCCCCAGCTGGCTCGGACAACACCGTCATGGTCGGCAATCTTTGCCACCTTCATGATTTTCTTGGGTGTTGCTGTGCCATCACCATTGTCGTCGTAGTATGCAGCAAACTTGATGGGGCTCACAGGATACTTCTCACCTTTGGGACCAGTGATGATCTTGTGACCCACGGTGTAGTCCACAGGTCCTTCTAGTGTATCTACTGTGCCGTTGTCTGTGGCAGTTTCATAACTGATAGGTGTTGGGTGTTTGTAGGTCTGGAAACCGCCAGCATCAAACCAGGCATCATCTACTCCGGGTGCGGTTGCTGCAATAGATTGTCGAATATCGTCATTCATTTTTATAGCTCCGGTAGTTGTTCGTAGTCCAGGTCAGACGACATCACGCCAATGACATAATTTGTGCTTTCATTTTCTTGCAAAGCTGTCTGCTTGTTGGCTGTGTTTGTATGCTTGTTGAACCACGGAATGGGGGTTGAACGAGGTGCAGGTTCTTGATACTTGATACCAATTTCTTTCAGTGCGCCCACGGCTGTGTAGTCCACAAAGTCTTTGAGAATGTTGGCATTGAGTCCAATCACTGGACCTTGATTGAACAAATAGTCGGCCCAGGCTTTTTCTTCACGAATCACATCTAGATACATTTGATACACTTCGGCTTCGCATTCTTGCTTGGCTCGGGCAAAGCGTGGATCTTCTTTGACCACCTGATTGATGATCCAGGCTGTCCAGTCCTTGTGTAGAATTTCGTCTTGCAGTATCAAGCTGATGATATTGCCATTGCCAATGAAGATTCTGTTCTCAACCATGGCCAAGCTGGTGGCAAAGCTGACCATGAATCTGAACGCTTCTAGTCCGTAGCTGGCATTCAGTGCTAACCAGATGGCTTTGATGTGTTCATATTCGTCAAAATCTTCTTGTAGTTCTTTGCGGCAGTTGATCATGTGCAGGCGATCATAATACAGGCCAATTGTACTGGCCATTTCAACAATTTCTTTTGTGTCATGGATTGTGCTGAACACATCCTTGGGCACATTGTAGATGTTACGGATGATGTGACTGTAACTTCTACTGTGAATGTTGGTTTCAAAGAATCCCCAGTTGTACATTAAGGCTTCTAATTCAGGAATTGATACCACAGGAGTAAACACCTGTGTGGGTCCACGACCTTGTAAACTGTCCAGTGCTGTTTGACGCAGCAGGTTTGATGTAAAAATATGTTTGACTGTGCTGCTGGCTTCCTTGAAGTCGTTGGCATCCTTGGTCAGGCTGACTTCCTCGGGCACCCAGAAGAATCCGCGAGCCTCTTGTTCAAATTTTACAATCTTGTTGTATTTGACTTCTTCAAAGCGTTGAATGGTCACAGGACCCGCAGGATCCAGAAACATCTTACGATTGAGATAATCTGTTTTTGTTTTTAAGTTGTATTGCGCTTGGCTCATTTTAATATTTTCCTGTTATTCTTTTTTTGCATCAATGGAGTAAAACCAATCATCACCGGCTGACCAATTGCGCTCGTACGCATCCAACATCACATCACAAATGGTTTCTAACATTACGATTTATTTTCTTTATTTAAATAAATCCACTAGCTCTAAAGCCAATGCATTATTGCCCAAGACTGGACTCAAATCCTTGTGTTCATCTCGGTACATTTTAAGTTTTTTTGGATTGTTTGCTAAACTGGCAGAAACATTGCTCAATCGGTCTGCACTCTTTACCAATTCACTTCCCGGAGTTTGAGCAATCTTGGCAATGGCATTTGCCATTTTTTCTTTTCGGTTCTCTCCGCGTCCTGTCACTGCCCAAACTATATTGGCAACATTATCACCAAATTGTTGTTTGATTTGTTCTAAGGTAACATCTGTATCTTCCACTATATCATGCAACCAAGCAGCAGCAATTATTTCCGGGTCTTGTGTAATTGTTTTAACACGGGCAACAACATCCGCCAAATGAGTGACATAAGGGTGTACACCGTATTTTTGGTTCTTGTGTGCATCAACAGCAAGAGTTTTTGCCTTGAACTCTATGTCATCTGCACTTTCTAACAGTTCATTTATTTTCATACCATTTCATGCTAGAGCTTGCATGCCTCGCAATCTTCTTGATCATCAAACTCAATCGCTTCCAATGGTGCAACAACTTCGTCTTGACCTTTGCTACCTGCTTTGTTGATCAGGCTGTAGTAGAAAGTTTTTAGACCCCAGTAGTGCGACTGCATCAAGTTCCGAGCAATTAGAGTTGTTGGTACCTTACGATCTGCAAAGTGTGCAGGATTGTAGAATGTGTTGGTACTGATGCTTTGGTCCACATAGGCAGCTAGTACTGCGGCTGTTTTCAAGTAGCCATCACAATCTTTTTGTGCCCACATCAGTTGATATTTGTTTTTCAACCGGTTGTATTCGGGCGCCACTTGAATCAAACTGCCGGCCTTGCTTTCTTTCACAGTGATCAGGCTCATGGGCATTTCAATGCCGTTGGTTGAGTTGATGGCCACCGAACTGGATTCAACAGGAGCAATTGCTCCATTAGTAGCATTACGAACGCCACTCACTTTCATTCTAGCACGAAGTGTTTCCCATTCAAGTTCCGGGGTAAAATCAGTCAGTTCATTGACTCCTACTGCACGAAGTTCCCAGGGAAACTGTCCTTGGCCATAGCGTGTGTGATCACTGCCTTCACATCGGCCTCGCTCCTCAGCCAGTTCAACACTCATCTCAGTTAGATAATATGTCTGATGTTCCATCCAAGTTTTGACTTCTGCCAGAGCATCCTTCTCACCATATTTCAAACTACGCTTGGCATGCCAGTAGGCAAGATTGGTGATACCAATTCCCAGTGGTCTGATTTCATCGTTGCTCAACTTCGACTGAATTGATAGGAAATCTTGATAGTCCAGTATATTATTGAGGCTTCTATGTAGAATGCGACAAGCCCTGCGCATATCTTCAGGATTACGGAAGGCACCCCAATTAATTGAACCAAGAGTGCATAAAGCGATGCGCCCATCAGCATCATCGAGACGCTTAAAAGAACGAGTAGGTAAAAGTATTTCACAACAAAGGTTACTTTGGTAAATGGTGTGGTATTCAGGATCAAACGGTCCTTGCTTCATCACATTGTCAATGAACACTAGATAGATGCGTCCAGTGTCTGTGCGCTCCTTCAAGATGCCTGATTTAAATACTTCTTCAGCACTCATAGTTTTCTTACGCAGGCCAGATTGCTTTTCATACTTTACATAAAGTTCTTCGAATAGTTCTGTATTACTATAGAACGCTTGATACAAGTCGGGCACTTCGTTAGGATCAAAGAATGTTATGTCTTCTTTGTTTTTAAATCGTCTCCAGAAGAATGCTGACAATACGACTCCATAATCCATGTGTCGAACTCGGGTCTCTTCAGTCCCTTGATTGTTCTTGAGTACAATAAGATCATCAAATTGATGATGCCAAATAGGGTAAAACACAGTAGCACTAGCATTACGAATACCTCCTTGACTACAACTACGCAAATCTCCAAACCATTTCTTCAAGAATGGTATCATACCTGTGTGCATGATCTCACCACCACGAATGGGCGAACCTAGTGGACGCAATCTACCAATCTCTAATCCAATGCCAGCTCGCTTGCTGGCATACTTGGCCATCATTTCACCAGACGCGAAAATACTATCCAAATCATCATCTGATCTAATAAGAACGCAAGATGAAAATTGTTTCGTAGGAGTACCAAGCCCAGCAAGAACAGGAGTAGCAAGAGTAAATAGCCCATCACTGGCAGCGTTGTAGTATTCTTTGATGAAGCGCATTCTCGCTGTGTTCGGTTCTTCTGAGTGAAATACAGTAGCGGCCGCGACCATGTATCTAATTTGTGGAGTTTCATAAATTTGTCCTGTTGAACGATTTTTAACTAGATATTTTTCAATCAGCTGTTCAATGGCTGCATAACCATACAGTTCATCTTTGCTGTGGTCAATGAAAGAATCCATTCGGTTCCAATCATCTTCAGTGTACCATTCCAGCAGCTCAGGAGTGTACAGGCCAGTGGCCACATTCTTTTTTACAATCGTGTACAGTGATGGCACATCATAGCTGCCGTACACATCTTTTCTCAACATGCTAAGTCTTTGTTTGCCGGCCACATATTGATAGTTGGTATGGCCCACATCAGGATTTGATTCAACATCGATCAAATCCACAATAGCTCTAAGTGTGATACCGTCAATTTCTTTGGTGGTGATACCATCGTAGAAATGCAATTGTGCTTTGATCTCCACCATACTTTGGCTGACATCTGCTATGCCTTGGCACACTTTTGCTACTTGGGTTTGCCATTTTTCGATGGCCATGATCTCGCGCCGACCGCTTCGTTTTACTACATTGATTGTTGACATTTACTTCTCTTGTTATTTTACTTGTACTGCTGTGTTATCTGTGACTGGTGCAGGCTCTTCTTGACTTCTATCTCCGAGCTGGTATTTAATACAACTGTCCGGTCCCAATTCAGTATATATTTAGATTTGTCCACGAGGACTAAATTACGGCCATCATTGGTCAAAACCAGCTCTGCAGAGTCCATATCGCCACGATTCAAGCATGTTATAGTATACAGGATTCCCAGCCCTCTTGCAACCTCACAATACATGTTGTCGCTCAACAACTGCCAAGGATCCGGCCAAGTGATTTGGTCGTCCCAGTGCAAATGGTAAGCAGTCCAAGGAGATTGAAACCACCAAGAGTTAATGGTTTCCAGTGCCGATTCAACAGGCTGGTCAGCAACTTGTGTTCGAAGTTGATTCCAGCTGTCGAGTCTTGCTTCAAATGTTGCAGGCCACTTCAATGTATATGGTTTATGCTGTAGGTTATCGATCCACCGGTGCCGGTATTTGTGCTGACGTAGTTTACAAAAATTTCATTACCGGTCTGTGACACTGTCAGCGTGATGCCAGTAGAAGTATTTTCAGAAAAATCATCAGTGTATGTTAGCGCACCGGCGCCGTCAAATAAAACAACAGTAATTCTGCCAGTTCTATATGCAGTGCTTCTAGAAATGCTGTAATCAATGTTGAGTGACCAGGTGTCAAGTTCACTGTAAGAAAAAGCAGCAGTGGGCGAAGTTACATTGTTGTTCAATGTTGCTGTGAGGCCAGATTCTCGCACATACGGACCCATGGCCAACTGTTGACCATTGGTAAACGCAATGCTGGCAGTGCCATTCAAATCAACTCTGGGATACAGTGTGGCATATTGGTCTGGTCGATCAAAAATATCGCCAACGCTGATGTTGTTGGGCGATACAAAATCAATAATGGCAGTGTAGGGCTGTGTGACACCACCAAAGTGGTTGCCGACATCACCGAATGTATTTTGTGCAGTGGCATTGCGTTCCACTTCAAACACAATGCCGCGAGCATAGATAGTATCAAAGTCGCAACTTTGTATGCCAATACCACGCGGGTCATAGGCAGAACCCAGGGGGTTTGGCTCAACCAGTATGCCTTCGAACAGTGTGGAGAAATGTGATCCAGTAAAGTCAATACCACGCACCTGCTGATCTGTTCGCATGCCATAGGTACAGCCGGAGAATGTACAGTTGTCAAACTTGATCTGATGCGTGTCATTGGCAGCAGTACTGATAAATTTAACACACGAAATATCGGCCACAGCCGATGTCAAATCAACAGTGGTCAATGGTCCAAGGAATTCAACCTGATTAAACACAAATTCAGTTGCCTGTTCTATACATGCAACATCTGTTGCTTTGAGACTGGCAAAGGCCATATTTTCACATGTGACACTTATTGGAGGTTGAGCGCCATTGGTGCCAATGTTGACACCGGTCTGTTGTAGGCTGTCGCCAGTCTGCATTGTGTAAACTGCTGTGGCAGTTGCTGTCAGTTGAATAATACTGTTCTTGGGGCCTTCGCCAATCAGTGTGGCATAGGGTGGAATAACAATAGTGCCTGAAACTTTGTAAATGCCAGCTGGAAAGAATAAACTTCTACGAATTGCAGGATTCACTTCTCTACAGTACAATTGATAAAGTGCGCGGTTAATGGCCGCAGTGTCGTCAGCAACACCGTTGCCAACTGCACCAAAGTCTTTGACTGTGGCAAATTGATCCATCCAGTTTTGCAAGGACAGTTGAACCGGAGTTCCGGGTGTTGCACCTGTTTGTACTGTGTATCCGGTGGCTTCTTGGCCCGAATATACATAATCTTGCACCAGATACAATAAGTCAGAAAATTCAGTGAGAATTTCTGTATTACCAATTACTGGAGCACCTTCTTCCAATGTTCCGTTACCAATGAACAATCTGCGTTCGTCGATACTCCATCCCAATTCAGCGCCTGCCAATTGCGGTAGATCTTCTTGTAACCCTTTACGCTGGGTAATTCGCGAAATTTGTACAATAGCCAATTTAGTTGTCCTCTGTTGTCAACTATTTAGCAGATAATACTGTTCGACTCTTTTCCACCATTGGGATTTCCAGTGGTCAAATTCCGCACCTTCAATGACAAATTCTTGGTATTGCGGTGCGCTGGTCACATTGCCCATGTCATCTGTGGTGGGTTTAACGCACATTAAAATGACACCTTTGCGTATGTCTGTGCCGTACACTTCGTTGTGCGCTTCGGCATAGGCACACAGTTGCAAGAAATAGTCTTCAATCCACTCAATTTTTTTGGGCTTGTTTGTTTGCTTAAAGTCCAAAATACTTTGTTGGTTGTTGTGCATGCCACAGCAGTCTGTTGTACCTGCGTAAATGCCGGGAAAGTACAAGGGCACTTCCACACCCCAAAACTCATCTACATTTTTAAGCCCGTTTTCGATCACAACTTCGGCCATGGCGTGACTTGCCCATCCAAACGGATTGGTGCCTTTGTCTTTGATTTCGCCTGTCTTGACATAGTTTTCAAGATAGGTGTGCATTCTTGTGCCGCGGTTGGCCGCTTCTGTTGTGATTTGCTGTGCTTTTGTTTCGCCCACTGCTTTACGCCAGTTGGCCAGTGCAATGCGACTTTCTGCAGGTTTGGTCTTGTCAAGAATAGTGGTTACACTAGGAACCCTGTTGCCATCAGGAGTGGCATATAGACGTTTTCCGTCCACTTGCTCTCGGGCAAGTGAGTGATAGTTGAATTTTGGATTGTACATTGGTTAAAGATTTTTGTGTATGAGTTTTGATTCAGTTTGGTAATGACCCCATACAACAATACCATGCTGGTTGATATGGTGTTGATGTATGTCATATTGTGTTGTTGCTTCTTTTATTGCGTGTGTTTTTAATTTACCCAGTATGTTTCTTACCTGAGAACTATTGTATTTTTCTACTAGATCTACACGACTAGTCAACTCGTTCCATTTTTTTGCTAGTATTTGAGCAGTCCATAAATCTAACATTTTCATTGTTTTATGACCAACCACCATTGGTAGCTTATAAAATTTGTCTGACAAACTGTTGCCAGACGCTAACTCGCTGTATAGTTCCCCAAGATCTGGCACCACATGAGACTCAAATGCAAAGTACACTTCCTTGATATCAAGCCCCCAGAATCTTTGATAAGCAGGATCAGCTGCTGGACTGTTTGGTAAAAATGACCAATTGGCCCATGAAGCTCTTAACAAGCCCAATTCAAAAAACTTAACATAAGAATTAATTAGACTGTCAACTGTTTGCCCCGGTAACCCTAGTATGCATTGCAGTTCTGTCTTGCGAAATTTTTCAGGCGGTAAGTTATTTCTTAGATTGTTTGTCATTTTAACAATAGCTTCCCACGGAACTGCTGGACGATCGATTGCCTTTAATACATCTTCATCGGCATCTTGAAGATTGATCACAGGCGGAACATCATACACAAGACTATTTTGAGTAATAATATACTCGGTTACATCTTTCTTGAGTTTGGGAGTGTTGTTCACTATAAAAGAAAAACTACGAGCAGGATCATATAAAGAAATTGCATAATCAAACGCTTTTATGTCATCTGGCCATTGTCCAAAGTTGGCATCTGTTTCTCGTATGGCCACATTTAGTCGATGGAACAAATCAATATCGTGTTTCCAGTTGTGTGTACGACGTTTGACTTTTTTAGTTAAATTTTGTGACCAATCACAAAATGTACAACTATACATACATCCTCGGGCAAATTCAATAGCCCAGTATTGGTCTTCGATTGGAATTCCGTAAGCTGCCAGATGATCACGCACTTCGGCCATATGAGCTTCTTGACTCACATAAGGACTTTGACTTAGGTAAAGTTCATCTGTCAACGTTTCGTGCGGATATATTTTTCTTACCCCATTGGCATTTTCAATAATGTTAACAAACTCGTCTTTATTGAACAGGAGCCCGGAATGATAATCAATAATTTGCTGAAATGGTCGTTCGCCGTCGCCGTACACTACATAGTCTATATACGGATGGTTGATGAAAAAATCAACTTGGTTGTCAGTCTCTGTTTCTTTGTGTACCGATAGTTGCGGACCGCCGCAGACTATAATTATATCTGGTAATTGTTTTTTAACTTCTCTGGCAATGTGATATTGCAAGTCAAAGTTCCAAACATAGAATCCAAGACCCAAAATATCAGGTTGTTCTTGCACAATTTTATCAATTACAACATCCATTGGATCTAATAATACAATCCCAGGAAGCAACCATTTTACATTGGGATTTTTTCCATGCAGTTCGTACCATTTTTGCATGTAGAGCCATGCAGGATTTACACTGACTTTTTCATGCTTGATTAGTTGTGTCAGACTATGCGAACAAAATTTTACTCTCATCTAAACTCTGAATGATTCTCCGCAACCGCAGCGGTCGCGCTCGTTTTTGTTGATAAACTCAAAACCTTCGTTGAGGCCGTTCCTTTTGAAATCTACTATCATGCCATCCAAGTACGGCAGGTGTTTGGGATCAATGAACACCCGTACACCATTTGAATCGTAATGTCGTACACAATGCAAATTGGGATTGTCTACATATTCTAACACATAAGCAAGTCCCGAACAACCAGTGGTTCGTACACCAATTTGGATGCCTTCACCGCGACCGCGAGCGGCTAAACTTTTTTTAATTTTTTTAGCAGCAGTGTCAGTGACTTCGATCATTGCGCTGGATGCTTGATTCTATAGTCAGCTACCGCCGCTTTGATGGCATCTTCTGCAAGTATTGAACAATGAATTTTAACAGGGGGAAGGGCAAGCTCAGTAGCAATTTCGCTATTTTTGATCGTTTCCGCCTGCTCAAGGGTGAGTCCTTTGACCCATTCAGTAACAAGCGAACTTGACGCAATCGCGCTGCCGCAACCGTATGTTTTAAATCTTGCATCTGTGATTACTCCGTCGGTGACTTTGATTTGCAGCTTCATCACATCGCCGCAGGCCGGAGCCCCGACCATGCCTGTGCCGACATCACCATCTTCTTTGGCAAAGCTGCCTACATTTCTTGGGTTCTCATAATGATCAACTACTTTTTCTGAATAGGCCATATGTTGATTGTTTTATAATTTGATAAAAAAGCCGGAGTAACCCGGCCTGTTGCGATTTACTGTGGCACAATGTTAGATGCTTGCAGGCCTTTTTGTCCTTGAACTACATCGTAAGATACACGCTGATTTTCTTTGAGGACCTTGAATCCATCTGTTTGAATTGCTGTGTAGTGTGCGAACAGTTCTTCTCCGCCTGCGTCTGGAGTAATAAACCCAAAACCTTTGGTTTCATTAAACCATTTTACTTTACCTGATGCCATTTAAAAAATTTCCTGTTGTATTAAATTGTTGAATTTACAGCTATCGTAATAATAGCTATGCGTATAGTATACTACACTCTCAGTGTATTTACTAGTCTTTTGAGTATACTGCGATTTTGAGTGTGTTACTGACGGCGTTTCATTGCCGACTTGGCATTGCTGTTGACCACTTCTTGAGCTTGATCAACACTCATGCCGGTGGCAGCTTCTGTGTCGCCTTTGAAACTGATTATGTCTGAACCAGTATCAATTGGGTTGAGGATGTTGCTGAGTGGTTCAGCAGCAACCATGTCATTGAGATTGGTGTCGTTTACATTGACACCCACAGAGCGGGCAAGTTCGATGAATGTTTTTTTGCTAATTTGTTTTGCTGCTGCTTCGTCATTGGCTCGGTCGCTGAGAAAGGTGGCCAATGCCGCAAGTTTTTGACCATCAGCTTGATCTTCAGCGAACTCTCGTAAACGCATTATCTGCGATCGCGACCTAGACCAGCCGAAACTGGTTCTTCAATGTCTGCATCAACATCGATGTCTAAATCATCTGCTGGCGCAGCAGCCATTGGATCAGCCATTGGATCAACTGGTAATTCAGCAGCTACATCGCCGCCGGGTATTACTGGAGCTTGACCAGTGACTGTGCCCATTGCAGCTTCCAATTGTGTTTTGGAGCCCTGCAAGTTTTGAACCATGCCGCCCAGTGCAGCAGTTGCGTCGGCATTGAATTTTGTTGCTTGCTCGTAGCCAATTTCATTGCGAATCTGATCTACCAACGCAGGCAAATCTTTAAATTGTAACGAAGTGACCTGTTCAATCATCTTCTGTACTTGGTCAACCATGTCTTGACTGGCCAGGATAACCTGAGCTTGTTGCACTTCGCTTTCACTCAAACGGCGACCAGTTCTACGACGGCTTTCTGCGGCCACTGCTTGCAGTGCTGCACCTTGCACAAGTTTTTGTTCGTCTGGTGAAAGTGTCTGTCCGGCTGCGCTTTTGGTCATGGCAGCTTTGAGTTTGGGATCTTGAATTTTGGCCAGGGCCTGTTTGGTCTTGGCTGGATCAACCGCAGCAGTGCCATCAGTGCTTGGAAATTCTTCACGAAGTTTCTTGGTCAGCACTTGTTCCATCATTACCAACTTTAAGTAGGCTGGGCTTTTTTCACTGCCATGATAGGAAGTGGTGGCACGGTGCTCGCTTATCAAGCTGCGTACTCGGCCCAACATGGCATGTGCATGGCGCTTGGAAATTGATTCAAAGGTAATGGTATTACCAAAGTAACTTTCGAATACTTTAGCGATTTGTTTTGTTTGTGGCAGCACGGCCAGGTCTTGCAGTTTCATTGTCGAATCCTTGTTGTTGATAATATTTAGCCCAGTTGACACAAATGTCTAACCTATTTTCTATCTCTTTTTTCTGTATAATTTTACTTTCCAGCTTGGTCAGTATAATTTCATGCTGATCAGCAGTTTTTGCACGATCACCCAGGGCAGCTCTGGTGTTGATATCCACTGTTAAAAAATGTAAATTATTGTCCAGCTGTAGTATATCCCTGGCTGTGTTATACCGCGCAAACTTGTCGGCAATACACCAGCTCAGTGCTGCTCTTGTGCTGTGAAAAAGCCCAACTTCAGTTAGAGAACAGTATACTCTGTAGCCTGCTGATTCTTTCACAATGCGATAACGCCCAAATACTTGGTATTCTCCAGCATCATTTTTCCAAAGACTGTTGGACTGTAGCGCCGCAAACTCAGTTTTAAACAGGCGTTCAAATTGTGTGTCTAGGGTCATTTAAGAACGTATTGTGTAATAAGGTACCCAACCACAGCAACTAGTGTACCAATGGTACCTATGCCCCAGTTGATCAATTGATCATTGCGTTTTTCGGCCATGGACTGTACCATGTCGCGCACTTCACAAATGATTTTTTCAAGCTGAGAAATTTTAGAATCTACATTATCCAATCTTGATTCCAACGCACTGTAGCGTTCAGCACACAGTTCCACATGTGCTTCTAAACTTTTCTTTTCAATATTGGTAGTATCAACCATTTAAGTCTCCGTTGATCTATTTATGGAGACCGGAACAAACCAAATATTCTGAGCCGGGCCCTGAGTGACAATGGTCGATGCCAATTCGTGCTTGTTATCCAGTCCGGTCAGCATGGGCACACCATCCGCATCGGCTCTCAATATGCTGGTGGGATCAACATCATTGCCGTATATGTTGTCAGATTCTGTTTCGAATTCAAACATCCATGCACTGCGTGATGTGTCTACTATGGGATCTTGCAGGCGGAACAGCTGAGTTCTTAGTCCAAGAATCTGTGTTACGGTTTCCCAGTTGCGTTGTTGATTTCTAGCACGATTCCAGGATTCTGCATCGGTTATCATATTTCCTGCATTGTCGCGAAACGGAATCCTTGACGGTTTAAAATGTCCTGTAATTCCAGTGGCTGTTATGTCAAAGAAAGTTTGTACTGCATATTTCATTTGTTCTTTTTACTCAATTCATACAGCACTTCAACTTTACTGCACAGTTCATTGAGTGCTACATTGTTGTGCCGGGATTCAAATATTTCTGCCCAGCGGCGCTTGTGTTCTAATTCATCTAGTTCTTGTTTTAGTTTGGGATCTTGATAATGCAGTGACCGATTCTGTGCGCCTGGGTGACGTGCATACACTGTCCGGCCGCCATCTGGACTTTCAAATATCGTCACTTCGGTAATCTTGCTCACCATCATAATGAAGTATTTAACGCCAAAAGAAAACCCTGGGTTTTAATCCAGGGTTTTTGTATCAAAAACTAATTGCTTAGTTTGTGAATGTTGCAGTGGCTGCTGTACTACCGCCAGTGGCAGTGTCTAGTGTAGCAGTGGTCCAAGCGCCTGTGGGATACACAGCAATAGCCAGTGTATCTGTACCAGCGTCAGTGACTTCGTACATGGCAATAGTGGCCTTGGTTTGAATGGCAAGCATACATGCATTCAAAACTGCGCCACTAGTGGCCAAACTTGCCAAAGTGATTGTGAAGAAGTCTAACTTTGGACCAGCCAAGTTAACTGTGACAGCACTGGTTGCGCTGTTTAACGGTGTTGGATAACCAGCACCTGGTGAAGATGCTACTGTTCCAGAGTCCATGTTGGATACTGGTTGGTATGTGCCGTTCGTTGCTGTTGTGATATTTGCCATTTTAAAATCTCCTAAAGTATGTGGTCTTGGTTGACCTACTTTTATTTATGTATTTGGAGAAAAATTACCGGTTAGGCTGCTTGTTCTGGGTTGTTTAGAGCACGGTTTCCTGCACTGAATCCAAATCTATTCACCAGTTTGGCGCGGCCTGCTGGTGTTGCTAGTACCCAGCCTTCCTGGCCTGGCTGCTGACGATCCAACTGTGTCAACATGTCAGTTTTGATATCGTGCAACAACATGAACGCTGCGAATGCTGCGGTAATGCCGTCGGTGTTGGATCGCGGGCTTTGTAAATATTCCACAATGTTGTTGAATTTGCGTGGTGTCACATTGGCCTGCAACCAGTCACCAAAGCCATTCAGCAGGTTGTCGTAGTTGCTGGTAATTCTAGAATTGATATAGCGTTTGCATAACTGTGGTAAGTCAGTGATACCAGCTGAACGAAGGTCCGCAGGATTGAACAATCCATCAATGTCTTTGCCGTGAACAGAAATGATTTGACTCAGTTGCTTGACCAACTGAGTATTGAGTTCGATATTTTGAATGTCTTTGACACTGGGTTCAATCAACAACAATCCTGGAACAGGATCCAGTGCGATGTTTTTAATTGCAGTAGGCGAACTGTCAGGATCTTTGTATCTGGTGTGAATTGCAACACCCACTTCGCTGGCAGCAATACGCTGCCCCAGCTGACTACCAGCAGGTATCTTGTATTCAACAAAGTTTGGTTGGAACACAAATGCGCCAGCAACTTCGGGCGGAGTGTTGGTGTACAACAGATCGCCTTGCACATAGCCGCGCATGTTTTCCGGAGTGGCAGCCCGTAACAGAGGAAATAACTTTTGATAGATAGCTACCAGTTCAGTTCTGTCACCTTTGCGCAGGGCCATTATTTGTTGAATATGCTCCGGTGATGTGGCCAAGCCGTCGTAGCCTTTGGCACTGAATCCGCTTTTGTCTGTGAGCACAAATGTGCCGTCAGGCTTGCGTCCAAATATAATGGCGGGCTTTCCATCCCACTTGACAGTGGTAGTTGCTCTAGTATTTTCAGCAGCATGTCGCATGATGTCCACTGCTTCACGAATGCCCCGGGTTCCTTTTTCAAACACTAGATCTTCTAAGTGTTCAATTCTGGCATCCTTTGCACCTTCCACAATGACCTGCATGCCTTGATTCACAATACGATCACGCAGGCGTGCAAGAAAATCCACTTCGGTGTATTCTTTGTACACTGGTTCATCGCTTTCCATAAAAGGCACACCTTTTTTAGCAAAGTGATCTCTAGCATCTGCCAACTTGGCATCACGCTTGGGATCCTGTTCCAATGCAGCCACAATAGTTTCTACACTGTACAAATCTTCTTTGGTTGCACGATTGTTCAGCAACAGCTTGGCAATCTTGTCAGGATCATCTGTGATAATTTTGTTGGTTGCGCGGTCGGCAATGCCCGAAGTTTGATTCAGTTTGTAACCCATGCTTTTGGCTATGCTGTTGATCAGCACATTGCGATCAGATCCGCCGTACTTGCTGTCAGCAGCGGCTGTCAGCGCAAACTTGGAGAATGGCACATTGGTCAAAAACATAAAGTCAGTTTGCACATAGCCCATTGTGGGTCTTCCATTGATGGGCGTTTTAAAATGCACACTGATGCCGGACCGTTTCACATAGTCTTCGGGTTTGAGACCATGGCTCTGAGCCCACTGAGTCAGTTTTGCAGCCAATTGGTCTTTGCTGACAACATTGGCATCCACTGCTATATCCAAGTCACCGGATGTGGGTTTTAGCCCAGTTGAGCCCAGTTTGTTGTTTTGTAGATCCAGGCCCGGCAGCAGCATTTCCAACCAGGCCAAGGTGGGATTCACGTCTGTTTGATTGATGCGTTGAGTCAGAATGCGACCATTCTGATCTTTAAATACATTGCCGCCTTCTTTTAATATCATGTTACTTTGAATCCCAATGCTTTCAGCATGTTATCAACTGTGCCGTTGCCAGTTGTGGTCACAGCGTTGGTTCCGCTGGCTCGTCTTAATTCAGTTCCAAGTTTGGGTAGCAGTGCGGGATCAACCCCGTTCAACTTGAATAGCCCTTGTACACCTGCGGTATCAAGAATTCTGCCACCAGCAGTGGGCGCAGTACCGGGCGCAGTACCAGG